GTTAATTCACCTGCTCATTATAAATATGGTAAGAAAGAAACCATAGATGTAATACGAGATTGTATGACTGGTGACGAATATCATGGATATCTTAAAGGAAATGTTTTAAAATATGTTTCAAGATATAAATTTAAAGGAGAACCATTAGAAGATTTACAAAAAGCTAATTGGTATTTAAATAGATTAATAAAGGAGGTCAGTAATGGGACAAGTTAAACAAGCTTTAATTGAAGTAGAAGATTTAGTCTGTGGATGTTTACAACAAGGCAGAACTCTCAATCAAACTATCAGAGATTTAAAAGAAATCTATGATAAAAAAACTAATACTAATCCCTATTTATCTGATGCAGATTTAATAGAGGATAAGTATTATCAATTTAAAGGTCAACAATAAAAGGAGAAAGAAAGATGGCTAATAACTCAAAGGAAAAACCAACACCAACAAACCCTAGAACTTACTTAATAAATTCTGTACAACTTACAGATATTATGAAGTACTTAATGAGCAAACCATATGCAGAAGTTGTTAAACTAATGAATATGCTTGCAACATTAAACCAATTAGATCCTAGTATAGGTGCAGATTTTGTGAAGAAGCAAAATGATGGAGTCTCTGATGGAAAAAAATAATACACTAAAACATACAGGATTACTGTTTGAATTGAAGATTGGACTCAATAAAGAGAACTCTATTGTGATAGACTACGGTGGAAAACCTGTAGGTAAAATTAGAGAAGCTTTAAAGAATTTTAAATATCAAGCTAATCTATGTGCTGCTATTATCAATCATGCTAATAGTGTTGGTAAGAAGTTAGAAGATGATATTAAAAAGTTAATTCAGAATGTATAAACCATTACCTGATGGATTGACAATTAGTATAAGTACTATTGAAGGACTAGGTTTATTTACAGAGTCCTTTATAAAAAAGGGAACTAACTTTGGAGTAAGCCATATGAAAATGAATGGCATGTTAATTCGTACCCCATTAGGTGGATTTATAAATCATTCAGATACACCTAACTGTATCAAAAATAGATACTTTATGACAAATGCAAACGATATTAAAATTAAACATGATTATACTCGTTATGATTTGGTTGCTTTAGAAGATATCAAAGAGGGAGAAGAGTTAACTCTTAAGTATAGTTTTTATAATATAGAATGAATACCAAGCAAATGAAAAAGATACGAAACAAAGCACGGGCTATTATGGTTGAGTGGATTAAAGAAGTAATTAAAAAGGAAGACCATACTAAAGTTAATCGTGAGAATCTTGAAAAGCTAATTGAGACTAGTAGTTATTATTGGAGTGGTGGTACATTAAAGTTACAGCCTTGGTCGTATAGATGGATTGTTAAAAAATTAAAGAAAAATCCTCAGTGGACTTTAAAAGATATTAAACAAAGTCTTGCACCATCCGAACAAGCACAACGAAGAGAACGTATGGCAAGAGAAGGACCTATAGCATTTTAAGTTTGGCGTGAAGAAGTTGCACCAAAAAAAAAGGCACCCATAAAGAGTGCCTTAGTGTTGCCTAGTGTGGGGGGAAGTTAATAGCTTCTCCCCTTTTTTATGCGAATAATCTTTCTGTTTGATTTTTTATTGGTAATTTTTGTTTAGGAAGTTCAGTAAATTCTTGAGACTCACTTAATATTTTCCTTTGTAAAGATTTTGGAATTTTCATTTTATATAATTTATGATCTTCTCTTGTACCCTTAGCCTTGCCTTGGTATTCTTCTATTTTATTAAACAGGTATTCTAAATAAGTTCTTTCTGCAAAATCTTCTGATAATCCCTCTACATATGCTGAAGTGTCTAAATCACGATCTTCATTAGCCATATATTCTTCTGCTTCATTAGCACCCACAATGGGTAATTCAAATTTAATATCACCACTAGAATCTTCTTGCCATATATAGTATGATTTATCATGTGAAGACTCTATTGATAATTCATTACCTATACTTATATGATTTCTACTATAAGCATTCTCTGTCATCATACTTATAAAATCGGGAATGTCTTGATGAGCTAATGTGACTTCTCCTACTCTACCCTCTGGATCATCTGGATCCAATAGTAAATTTTTTAACCAACTCTTACTAACTTTCTTTAAAGAATACCCTTGTTCTTTAGCTTCATTCATCCAGTCTACAGTCCCTTCAATATGTAACCCTGATTCTTTGGTAAATTCTTTTTTCTTTCTAATAACATGTTCAGTCACAGTTGTATTATTTCTTTTAGCAATTTTTTTTAATACACCTAATTGTATTTTATCCTGCCATACTTTTAAATTTTCTCTATCTTGATAACGATCCGCTAAAATCTGCCCATTTGGAATAGCTATGGAATCATTTCCATTTTCTATTGCTATTCTAATCAATTCCATAATTCCAAGTTCTGCCCCTTTTGTATCACTTGTTATAGGAAAGTCTGGTAGTAATGATATATGATCAGATAACTTCCCTGTCCAGGCATTAGGGGTAATTCTTTTTTGAAGTTCTTTTGGTTTAGTTCTATCAATTCTTCGGTCATCATATCTCATGAAACCAGCACTTTCTCCTTCGCCTACAGCTTTAAGTTTTACTGGGTGTCCAAATATATACATAGAATTGGGGGTAAAGACTTTTTCTGTTGAACCAAGTACTTCAAATTTTTTATCAATATCCTTCCCATGATATATTTTTATACTTTGATTATATTTTTCACCTACTATATCAGCCTCATAAGGATCATCTTCTTTTTCAATATCATACTTAATCTTATTCTTATCTAAATATGAAATTAAGTCTGAACCTTTAACAACATCAAAATCTTTTTCAAATCCTGTTAAACGCCCCCTTTGAATTAAATCTAATTGAATCTCATCACCTATTAAAGTATTTTCAAAAATCTTTCCAATTTCCATTGCCCATTTATTATGTTCTGTTGTTTTTTCAGTACCCTCGTGTCTGAACGAAGGTTGATATCCAACTTGTGTTCTTAAAGTTAAAAAAGTATTTCGACCATACTCTTCTTTTCCTATATGTGTTGCATCCGCACGATAAATTATAGGCTCGTCATGTGGTAAATAGTTTCCTTCTTTATCCTTAGTAACATCAAACTGCATAACATAAGTTTCAAAAGAATCTGAATCAGTACCCTTTAATCTAAAGTGTTCATAGTCTATAACTTCCCTATCTTTATCGGGTATTTGTGTAGTTGTAATTCTAGAAGAAATATCTTTTTCTTTTATATGATTAAGTAAATTTTCTTTAGTAATTTTTTCTTTACCCTTTAAAAGTTCTGTTAATCCAAGATAATATAGTTCTGCTTCAGTTGCTCCCTGTCCTTGTATAATTCCCATCCATTGATCAGCAGTTGCTACATCTTGCGATCCCTCAACAGCCCTAGCAACCCTAGAATAATAGTCAGGTTTATCACCTTTAAGTGCCTTTGCTGTTTGCTTTTCTGTTTCTGTTAGCTTACCGAATTCTGGTTTCTCTGGTACTAGTTCTTCAGTTTGCTTTGATATATCATCTTTTTTACTATAAAATATTTGTGGTTTATTAAATTCTTCTGATTGATCAGGGAAACTTTCTTGTGGTATTTCGATAGGTTCTGGTGTGCTTGGGGGTGGGGATGAATCAATTAATTCACCTGATTGATCTGGAAAAGATTCTTTCCATCCTGTTTCTACCTTTGGTGCTGGTGCACCTTTCATTCGTTCTCTTTCTTCTGCAGCTATTCTTTCTCTTTCTCTTTCTTTTTCACCTGTGTCACCTATATAAGTACCTTCACCTGTTTCTATGGGAACACTTTTATGAGTTGTATCATCAATAGATTCACTAACACGATACCCAATAGTCCCTCCAGTAGTAGCTGTAGCTATATTTCTCCATGAAGCAAGCCCATACTTTTGTATAAATTGTTTTCCACCTATCTTAGTAGCTTCTGCTATTAATTCTGCAGTAATTGCCTCCTTATGCTGGGCACCCCTAGGTGCCATCTTAACACCAGGTTGAGAGGTACCTCTAACCCAAGGTAAATTTCCAATTGCTCCTGCTCTAGTTGCCATTATTGATACCCTGGTCCAAATACTTCCATCTGTTCTTTAACTGATGGTTTCTTTTGTGGTAACAATGGATTAAGTATTGGATCTATTCTTGAAGTATATACTTGATTTAAAAAATCTGTATAGTCTTCTCTTTCTGCATACTTATCCATATTTTTAAAATAATTAGATATAGGTTCATTATTTTCAATTGACTTTCTAACACCTTCGTATTGGTCTTGTGTTTTAATAAGATCTAAAAATGCACGAATACTTTCTTTTGAATCATTAAACTTTCTTAACTTAGCACCACCTTCTGTATCTAAATACTCTTGATCTTTACTAAATCTATGAAGACCAAAGTAATTATTAGCAGCTTTTGCAGTAGGTGCACCTTCAAATTCCATATTACCTGTTTCTGCAGTAGCAATAGTTGCTATGAATGAAGTAGGAATTTTATATTCCAAAGAATCTTTTTTGTATTCTTTTTTAACTTCATTTATTTGATTTATAAAATCTTCTATTAAAGTATCATCTGCCATAACATTAAAATGTAATAATAAAAAAATTATTAATAATATACGTTTCATAATATATCATTTCTTGACTATACCCCAGGAATTACTATCAAGAGTTTTGTAATCATAATCATATCTTCCTGTTTCATCTTCAGCAGTAATCCATTTAGATGTACTTTCAACTGACCATACTTTAGTATTAACTAAACGATCAATTAAATGTTCACTAGGATCTGCAGCTAATGAGGGGTCAAATACTCTTAGCCTATTGTTGGGTTGTATTGCATAGTTGCCATCATTTAATTCTATTACATGACCACACTTATGTTGATCTGGTTTTTCTGCATAACCAAAATCTAATTCACTATAATCACCCGAACACCAATCTAATGTAAATAAATAAGTACCTTCTCTATGTACCTTACGTCTTGAAAAGTATTGTACTTTATTACCTGATAGATTATAAAATTTAGTTACTGATATATTATAGCTAAATGAATTCCATAAACATAATTCATTTAAGGGTAATTCCTTTACACCTGGTTTGGTACAGAATGCAGAGATAGGTGCTCTCCACCATAGACCCCCATCTTCCATCATATAATGAAACAAGGGAACTTGCCCAGGTATACTAGCAACACCAAAGACTACACATTGAAAATATTTATCATGTGAATCTCTTTGATCTCTAAGATAATTACCCCTAACATAACATTCAATTATAGGTATGTTAGCATTCAAGTAAGCCATGTGAGTACCTCTTAGTTAGCTAAAGGATTCGATGTACTTACTTTAATTTCTTCTATCTGTACTTTTAATAATTCTATTTCTTTACTGTTAATTTTTATATCTGTATTATCGTGCTCATGCTCAAAGCTATGATCATGTGAGGTATCTACATTTTCTAACTTTGTAACTTTCTCTTCTAATACTGCTATTTGAGATGAATAATCTACTGTAGATCTACTTTCAATTTCAGAAAGTTTAGTAGTAATTTCTCCGTATTTAACAAAGCCACCACCAATAGCAACAATAGCTGCTATTAATGCTGCAATACCTGCGAGTTGTTCTTTTAATTTACCCATTTTTTAATATCTCCAATTCATATAATAGTTGTTGTTTAATATTATCGAGGTTTTTTAATTGTTGTTCTTTAATAAATACAGGATCTTCTTTAATATAAGAAGCTAAACTTGTATCAGGATATATTTGCCTGTTATCAAATATATTTAATTGATTTAAATAAAGAGTTTTTGGTTTATAAAATTCTACATTTTCATAAATTGCTAATGATGCTTGGTCACTTGCCATGGCATCTAATTTAATTATATTTTTTATTTGTAAATTCTTTGAAATGTCTTTAATGTCTTTATCAATTTTATCCATAATTTTTACCAAGTTATCTTTGATTGCTTTTTTCTGTTGTATCTTTTTTTGTTTGGCAAGCTTCTTAGTCTGAACAGAGGACTTCTCAGTAGTCTCGCCAGAAGATTCCTCTTCTTTAATTTCTTCTTTTTCTTCTTCATTAGTTGCTTGTACTATTTCTGTAGGCTCTTCTTCAACAGCTTCTTCTTCAGCCATTTCAGTATTTTCTTCTTCTACCATCTCTTCTTCAGCCATTTCAGTAGGCTCTTCTGTCATTTTCTCTTCAATTATTTCTTCTTCTTGAAAAGTTTCTGTAGCGAAACCTTCTCCGTCCTCGGTTGATTCCATAAATATGGGTCCATCTTCTTCGATGAATGATTCCTCAGATGAAAATTCCTCTTCTTCAGAAACCATCGGTAAGAATGCTTCAATGATTTCATTACTCTCTTCATAAATTTCTTCCATCATTTCTGTATCAGCAAAGGTAATCATTGGTCCATCTTCAAATTCCATACCTTCATCTTCCATAAAAAATTCTTCATCCATTTCCATAAAGAACTCTTCAATAAATTCTTCTGCAAATGTAAATGTTTCCATTTCCATAGGTACTTCCATTTCAAATTGAGGTTCTTCAGTGAAAGTAAAAGTTTCTTCTTCAAATAAAAACTCTTCCATATCTTCAAAGACTTCTTCTTGTAAATCTTCAAAAATTTCATTTATTTCATCTTGAATAGATTGATCTATAGGCTCTGATTCATATGTAACTGTAAGAGAAGGCTCTTTTAAGTCTACTGAATAGTGACTTGTTGAATTAGATGTATCGGTAAAATCATATCTTACATTAACATCAAAATCTGTTTGCGTACTTCTAGATATAGATAAAGTATCCGATCCAGATTGATAACTACCACAGTTAATATAACCACAACCAGTGGAATTATATGTTCTAATCTGTGTTGTTGTTTCCCCATCTGCTCCAGTTATCGTTACTGTCGATTTAACTGTAGAATTATAATTATTCCAATGCCAATATTTAAAAGAATGATTTGATGTAAAGCCATCTTGTAATTGTGCCTCAGTTAAATTAGCATCGTCTTTTAAACTTACATCACTAGATTTAATATATGTATTATTAACAGCAGCAACTGTACTATTGCCGTGTCTGCCAGTAGCAGTACCAGACCAATTTGTGGAGAAGTCTTGGCTAAGTAAATTATTTGTCGTTGTCTCTTCTGCTGAAGAAGTTGTAAGGATTGACATCATCAGCAAAAGTGTTAATACGATAAACCGCATAAGCCATAACTCCTATAAATATAATTAACCAAATCATTTTTTTCTCATATAATGTTTAGAAGGTTCATAATTCCATCGTTTACCATGATGACCACGAATATCTGCGTACCACATTCTTAATCTAACTATCCACTTTAGAACTGGTCGTGGCATATTAATTACAATTTAGATTATCTAAGTCTGTTGGTTTATCTTTATAAAACCAAACTAGAGATGAAATTCTAGTTCCTTCTTGTGTATATGTACATTTTTTACCTACGGATACAAAGCATCCAGATAGTAGTACAGATATTGTAATTAATAATATTATATTTTTCATATTTATTTAGGATTACTCCATTCTATATTTTTCTTTTTAATTTTTTCTTTTACTTGTTTATCAAATTCAGTATCTATATCAACTTTTTCAAACTCTTTAGTCATCTTAGCTTGTTCTTTAGCTGCTTTCTTTGCTTCAAGAGCTTCTTTTTTTTCTATTTGTTTTTGAATTTTCTCTCTAGCCTTCATACGTTTTACATATATGTCATAATCAGGTCTTTCATGATCATACTTAGACCATAATGCTTTAGCTTCTTTACCAATTTTACCATCGATTGGACATGGAGTGCCAGCTTGTATCATTGATTCAAACACACGTTCATCTTGGCAGAGAATAGCAACTGCTGCTACCTTCATACCAAATTGATCCAGTATTCTAGCTAACTTTAATCTTTCACAATTTTTATCAATTACATGTTTTCCACCGCTAACTCCAATTCCAAATGTTTGTATCCCTGCAGAAATTCCTACGGCACAAACATCTTGTGTCATAGCATTGTAAGA